TAATTGTCTATCACTTTCGTCTTTATCATTGTCAGCCCAAAGGTGACAATAAACATCCAATTCATTTATATCAATAAATTTTTTGATGTTTTCCCATGTAGTATCGAAAGTCCTATAATGACCAGAGAGTACAATACATTTCTTCATTATTTGTACCAGTACCAAACATCACATTCGGTAGTCAAAATTTCTTTACCTACTTTCGCAGCAAATTCTGTTGCAGCTTGATGCACACCAGGAATAGCTGTGAAGTCATGGCCAGAGAAAATACCACCAGGTTTCAACTTAGAATAATAGTTGAGACAATCTTTACTCAATTGGTCATATGTGTGTAAACCATCAATAAAGATAAAATCAAATTCTTCTTCTTCAAATACATCAACAGCATCATCCGATGTTTGTTTAACCAAGCTGAAACGGTTGGAAAATTTGTCCAAACGATTCATTGCATTTTCAAAAACTTCCTGTCTCTCATGCAATGGTCTACCATTCCAATCAACATAATTTTCATATGGATCAATTGATGTCAACATTAGATTTGGATGTGACTCTAACAAGAATACCGTTGTATCTCCAATGTCACAACCAATTTCCAGACCAACAGGTTTTTCAATATCTTTAATCAATTCAGCCAAACCATAACCTGAACATTTTGATTTCTGTTCGATTCTGGTTCCGAAATTAAAAACATCGTTTGTGTTAAAACTAATAATATCACTCATATTTACACCTTATAAACAAATAATTGAGACTCATCTTCTTGTCCATACTTCTGTTGAACAAACTTTTTCCATTCCGGTACACGGTCGTACTGGTGAACAATACAATACATTTCACGGTTAGCAGTCCACACAACACCATTATCAAATGTAGGTTCAGCGTCTAATAAGAAAGGTCTAAATGATTCAATCTTAGATGGATCAACCATTGTTCCTGCCTGACAAGCCCATGCGTGTTGATTACCAGCAAAGAACATTACATCATAGTATGGCTGTGTATTGATTAGTACATTGAATACTGCTTGGTCACAAATTTGAATTGGTCTATTAACCGCATTGGTGAAAATATTGAACACCAAGTCTTTCATATATTCAGCAGTACCGCCCAATACACCAACATTATATATTGTGTTATTTTTAAATAAATCGTGTACGTATGGTCCGTAAGCCTGCATTAGGTTATCATTACCCCATGGTTCATCACAATAACGCATACCTTCAGAGCCACAAACTAATTTTTGGTTAACAATCATGTCATCACTGATAGATTGGTTTTCCATCCACTTAAATGGTGACCATTGAAAGTAAACATCTTTTACATCGGTAGTTACAACATAACGATAATCTTGCCATGTCTTTCTAAGATATTCGTAAATAGATAAGAACCGCAACACATGAACCGGCACATTCAGGTTTGGCATATCAACGATATCAAATCCTTGTGATGACAACCATTTTCTAGTTTCATCGGATGCATTACCAACACACATCACTTTGTGTGCATCAGGCATACATTCATTTACTGAGAGAACCCAAGGTTTGAGTTGGTTGATTCCGTAGTTTGTACAACCACCGATAATTAAATCTTTTTGCGCCATGGTAATTCTCCATTATATTGTTTCATCATCTCTTTATTTCCATTCTCAAAAAATTCAGGTGTCACAGAACCAGGGTTTCCGTTTGTACGATAATTGACCGTATATTCTTTTGAGCAATCGAATCTAGGAAAGTGTTGAGCTATTGCACCTAGAAATACTCTATCTTGCCCCCAGCCACCGTGCCATGCTGAAGCCAATTTTATCGCAATATTAGTTTTAATGCAATAGCAATTTGTATCTATATGGTTAACACCATGATATGTTTTCCATTTACCTAGTGATTCACAATTATCTTGAGTAAGGAAATTTCCATCTTTATCACATACGTTTCTTAACGAATATGACCAATCTAGGTTATACTTTTCAATTGTTTCAATACATGATTCAACATGATTAGGTTCAAACCAGTTATCTTGGTCTAAGTACAAAACATAATCTGTATTGATTAGATGTGTAAAGGCAGCATACACACGATGGCCATAAAAACCATTTGCACCAACATTAATTGGTAGATAACAGACTTTTAGAAAATTGTTTCCGGCTTTCTCATCAGTAATTGTCTTGACTTTGCCTTTGAATTGTTCACCATCACCGACAACATAACATTGAGTCTCTATTGTTTGATTCAGTACAGAATCGATTGCTTTCCTAAGTTCTGGTGAACCAGTACTTGGTATAATCACAGTTGCTTTCATAATTTTCACCTGATAATGTCTATATGTTTATTAGAAGTCCAAACTTCAAGTTCGGTTCTCAATCGACCTTCACTCTTTAGTGTATCAAAGCGATTGCTTGCTTTGTTTTTCCACCAAGATATGATATTCTCTAAATGATATTTATCATACGATTCATCAGGTATCAAGGTGTCTGTCTTACAATTAATGTAATCGATACTATTCTTAAAACCATAATTAGAAATATAATAACGTTTTTGCTCAGTTAGATTCTTTGCGTTGTCAATGGTTTGTTGAAATGATTTTTCTTCAGGTTCACCTTTGAGTGCAGCCTTGACCAAAGAAACAATCTTCATTGACATTTTTAATTTCCGACTTGAGATATTATCTTCAACGATTTGACCAACACGGTTTTCTACATAAACGATTAGGTCTTCATATGGTTTACCGTGCATCATTGGTAGAAAATCAGAATCAGTTAAACCTTTGTATCGAATGAAAGGCTTCATGCCGTCATACTGTGATACTGTCTTAGAAGAACCATACAAACTGGTAGTTTCAAACATACATAGATTCATATTGTATTTTCGATTACATATTTCACGGACCTTATGTGAGCAACAGATGGCTGCCAACAATTTACCACCAAGATAATTATAACCAAATGGCTGAGATGGTACAATTACAAAACCCATCAAAGCAGCATCATTGAATCTCTTGGCCCATTCAGGTTGTTGTGTAAACACTTGGCCAAGAGTTTCATTTCTTGGCTTCATGTTGATTACTGGTGAACCTAGTCTAATGAATCCAACGAACTTTCCTGTGTTCTTTTCTCTCACAGCCAAACGAATTTGTTTGCCTACAGGTTGAATGTTAACATGTGATGAGGTAATGTTAAGTAAGTTTTCCCATGTTTCAGGATTAATTTCACACACATCAAAATCCATATCATTAGGATGCATTGTAAAATCAGAAAACAAATCATCTTCAATTGGAAACAAAGGACTACTGGACATCTCACTTAGAGAATTCAGTTTCTGGTCACGCATGTACTCATCAATACGTTCAAAGTTACCAAAGTAATCTTCATATACTTTAGCACAATGTAACGCTTCTTCTTTAGTTAATTTCATACTTTAAAACTACCAAAATCTTTCTTCTCTCTCATACCAAATGAGTTGAGTGGTTTATCTTCAACTTGACCAGCATCAGCAATATAACCCTGCTCAGATTGAGATACATCATACAGTTTCATCTTAGCTCTGTCAATGCCAAGAGTGAATCTTTTAAATGTTGTTGGATCATTATATCTATTCTTCAATTGTTTGACCATGATTTGTCCAACAGATTCTAGTTCTTCGGATGAAATCAAAGCAAACATCAAGTCAGCTGTCGCAGGCAAACCAAAAGACTCACTTGTATCTTCGAGTCCGGGGTCGGAAGAGGAATATCCTGTCCTTGTGGTTTGAGTTGCAGAGACAATGGGGACTCCGAATTCAACGGCCAGACCTCGCAATTCTTCTGCAATTGCTTTAACATAGGTATAGGAATTAACGTTGGCTCCTGCTTTGATTCTGGCGGAGCAACAAATATTGAGATAATCAATAAAAATAATATCTGGCACAAAAGACTTTTTAAGGTTGAGTTCATTTAAGAGTGTCCTGAAGTGTATAGATGATGCTGATGCGGTAGGATACTCTTTGATGATTAACTTACCAGTTGTCTTTTCACGTAGTCTAGATATCTTCTTATTAAACATCTCTCTTGGTAATTCGACCAGAGAATCAACGGTCACATCAAGTAGATTTGCATCTATCCTTTCAGCAATACGTTCTTCAGCCATTTCCATAGTGATATAGAGTACGTTCTTGCCTTGAGACATACACCCAGCAGCAACGTGACACATAAAGAGAGACTTACCCACACCAGTCCCTGCCAATGCAATGTTAAGTGTCTTGGCAGGAAGACCACCCTTGGTGATTTTGTTGAAGAATTCAAGGTCGAATGGGATTCGTTCTTCTTTTCTGTGGTAGAATTCATATCGTTCATCGGAGTTTTCTAAGTAATCGTGACCAACCGAGTTATCAAAACTTACCGCCAAGGCGTCCGATAGTATCTTGGGAATCGAACCTTTGTCTTGGGTTTTGTCTTTCCCTTCGAGTATAGAAATAGACCCCAATACTGCATTGTATATTGCCTTCTCTTGTACGAATTCTTCTGACTTATCAACAAGCCATTGAATCTTGGATTCTTCTCCGCTAGCCAAAACAATTTCTTTAAGATAAGCTTCTGACTTTTCCACTTCATCATTTGTGAGATTTCGTTTCTCTTTGATGGCCAATGCAATTGCTTCAATCGATGGTGAAGAATTGTAAGTGCTCGTAAATGATAATATTTCATTGAATATTAATCTTTCAGTTCTGTCGGTAAAATACTCATCTTTTAGGAAAGGTAATACTTTGCGGATGTATTCATCATTATAAATCAGGTTCTTTAATATCGTCTGCTCTAGTTTCATCAATTATATCCTGTTCCATGTTGGAAGTCATTATCTCTACCAATAAATCACCAATGTAGTTCTTAAAGTCGGAATTCTTTTCTAACTTCTTTGGCTTATCGACTGGTGATTCTAACACATCATATGCAAAAAGTAAATGAGCTCCATCAGGTTCTTCTTTAATTTTTACCTTGCCATATTTGAAAATGGTATCTTTGTATGGTCCAGTTAAAAATTTAATATTAACAACCGTTTCCTCATCTTTAGGATAGATGAAACAGTAATCTGTTCCTTCTATCATTTTTTATTCCTCAGTTTGCATGATTGAGCCATTACTAATGGAATACTTGTTTGTGATATATTCGTGGAATGTAATGTCATTCAAAATTGATTCCCAAAATTCATAACTATCAGTATCTTTCTCACGGTACTTTTTGTCCTCGACTTCACCGGTTTCGGTATTTACTTTTGAATACCAACCATTGCTAGGTTTAACCACATGTTTGGATTCGACTGCAATATCAAGTAAACCAGACCACTTGCTAATACCACCGTCATGCAACACAGTGATAGGAATTTTAGATTTTTCTTTAACATAACGAGACTTTTCTACATTGATAATGAAGTTATAACCAACAACTTCTGAACCTTCTTTTTCTTGTTGACGACCAAGAATAAAGATGTTGTCAGCTGAGTAATAAGAACCTGTACCACCACCAACGATATCTTTAGGAAACATTCCAATTTCTTTGTAAGTATGATTAACTACAATCATTGGAATATCTTTCATTGACAGATGTGGTGTAACCATTCTGAATAATGATTTAACTGCTTTGGCTCTTGTCATATCAGCCACAGTTTTGCCTTCTAATGCATCATCAACTTCTTTCTTTGACGCAAGATTACCAATAGAATCAACAACAATAATGAGATGGTCATCACGTTCAACATTGGTTAATTGTTGCATGATATCGGATTTTAACTGCTCAATATCAGTAAGCGGAGTATGAAGCACCCTATCAGGGTCAATACCAAAAGAGTCAAAATAGGATTGAGGAGTACCAAACTCAGAATCATAAAAAAGTAAAGCAGCGTCTTCATATTTGTCCATATAAGATTTAGCCATCAACAAAGAGAAAGCAGTCTTAAAGTGTTTTGATGGACCTGCCCACATTGTAAGACCTGGTGTTAAACCGCCATTTAGTGAACCAGATAGAGCAACGTTAATCATTGGGATTGCCGTTGGAATCATATCTTTATCATTAAAGAATTTTGATTTTGATAATATAGCAGATTCTTTAATACTGCTGTTCTTTTTAATTTTGTCAAGAATACTCATATTGTTCCTTTATTAACTGAAGAAATCTTCCAAAGAATTCACTTTTTCAACTTTCCACTTCATACAATCCAAGATAACCTTGATTGGATCAAGGAATGCTTTTTCGAATTGTAAATCATAATCAACATATTTGTCAAGCCCAAATTCTTTTGGTAAGCGAGATGGATAAGAAATCACGGTATCTTTAAAGTGATTTGGTAACTTTAGATATGTGAATTTAATCTTCTCGCCTTCTTGAATCAATGGATACTTTTTAGTAAGGTCCAAGGCTTTGAGATTATTGTTGTAGAGAATTGCACCTTTAACGTGAATTGGTGTACCTTTTTTATATAGTGTGACTGGATCGGAGTATGTAGCCAATCCATTTAGACCACGAGGGAAAGAGATGTCTTCTGGTGGCAGATTATTGAAATCACTTCTAAATTTTGCAATAAAGTCCTGAATATCTTCTTCTGTACCAGTCATCATTAGTTTGATGGCTTCTTTCATCTTATCACGGATTGCCGATGGTGTAGATGATTTAATCACCTCAAGGCCCATCACTTTCATTTGTGGTTCGTTATACTGCACACCTTCATTGTTATATACATTTAGAATGTAACGTTTCTTGGCAGTCCAAACACCTTTGTCGGACAATGCCTCACGTTTCATTTGCATCTTTTGAGAATACGCTCTAACATATTCAGCCAACTCTTTATAACTCTTATCAATAAATGGTTGAATCTTATCCTCACAGACCTTATCCATAAAGGTGATGACTTTGTTCGTATCACCAAGTTTGTCACCCATAAATCGTGATACAAGTTCCTCAAGACGGAGATATATAGAGTCAGTATCGCTCGCAATAACGTAGTCAACATTTTTACTTTCCAATAATTTGTTCATATAACCGTTAATTTTACTTTCTATGTATTTTATAGAAAGTTGACCTGCAGTAGTAACGCCAAGAGCCATCCGCAAATCATAGAAACGAAAGTATTGAGAACCCAAAGCACCATATGCCGAGTTGAGTGAAACTTTTTTTGCTAGTTGTAGGTTGTTATAGCGAGCAATTCTCTTTTCAATCTCATACTTCTTTGAATCATCTCTTTCATTCTCATACTCCTGCTTCGCTTTGAGATATAATTTCTTGAACTTCTTTCTGTCTTCATACATTTCTTCCATCATAGCAGGTAAGAAACCTTGTTTATCTGTACGAAAGAATTGTCCGTTAGGAGTTATAGTGCAATCAACTATATTTGACGTATTGACTTGTTTAAGCAGCAATTTATCAACGCTTACACCTTGTGATATCACTTCACGCATTTCATCAGTGTAGTTCTCTGGTTCAATTAGAGTCTCAGGACTAATATTGTACTGCATCATCAAGTGAGGATACAAACTGTTCAAGTCAAACGATGCCACCCAATTGTGTAGGCCAACTTGTGGTTCTTTCACATATGCACCTTCAAAAGCCGCATCTTTGTCTTTAACAATTCTTGGTGGTACAATGATATCTTTGTTTAGGAGATAAGAATATGTCAGAGCGTCCCACATCCTAGTTTGTGCAAACACATCATCATAATTGGATTTGGTATCATACGCCAAAGTCAAAGCCAATTCAATCAACTTCAACTTGTCTTCTAGTTTGATAATCAATGCAACGTCTTTAATGTTGTATTCAATAAACTTTTGGAAGTTCAATCGATACAAAGCATGTAGGTTATCAAACTCATCATAAGAGATTTTACCTTCACCCAACTCAACTTGTGCAATGGCATCCAAACGATATGATTCTTGTGACTTACCGCCAGGAGCATACCATTTGTATAATTCAATGTAATCTAGATGACCGATACCAACAACATCATATGCAATCAATTGTTTGCCATTAATCATTGTCTTGCGTTCAAAAATATAACCCCAAGGAGATAACTTTTTGGTATCTTTCTCACCAAGAATTTTACGGAAACGATTGATGAGATACGGAATATCAAAGAACTTGGTATTCCAACCAGTCACAACATCAGGACATTGGTCGTTCCAGAGAGTCAGGAACTTCTTGCATAGAGTCCACTCATCTTTGCACTTAACATACAATTCATCGCCTTGGGTGACGTAATCACCACAACCAAATACCCATGTTTTACCATTGAGAAATGTAATACAGATAGCTGTAATTGGTTCGTTTGCTTCGTATGGATCAGGGAAACCATTCTCAGAACCCACCTCAATATCGATAATTGCTATCGATACATGGTCTTGGTCCCAATCAACCATCTCTGGATGTTCATCAGCAATGTATGCATACTCATAACGTTCTTGTCCATAGATGATTGGTGCACCTGGAATTGGGTCACCGTGACCATCTTT